GGTCCGCGAGCCTCGATTTTTCGCTAGTGCCAGACTCCAAACGGGGTTGCCAAACCGCCTGCAAACACTGAGGTTTCTCAACTGCCCTGATTGTTGCGAACAAGCAATGCAGGCGATCTGAGCGGTTTCTGGCCATTTGAAAGTATCCGCAAGGAGACGCAACCCGGTTGCGCAACCTGCACTAAGCTGGCCAGATACCCGGCAACTCATGACCTCCTCACCCAGCCCAGCGCTCGCGATGGCCAAGAGGATCGAACTCTGGGAGCTCGATCGTCTGGTGCCCTATGAACGCAATGCTCGGACTCACACGCCTGAGCAAGTGCAGCAGATCGTGAACTCCATCAAGGAGTTCGGCTTCGTCAATCCGATTCTGGTCGACTCCTCCGATGGAGTCGTGGCAGGCCACGGGCGCCTGATGGCCGCCCGCTCCCTGGGGATGGCCCAGGTGCCCGTGGTCGTGCTCGATCACCTCACTCCAGAGCAGAAGCGGGCCTACGTCCTGGCGGACAACCGGATTGCGCAGAACGCCGGGTGGGATCGGCTGCTGCTCCATGAAGAACTGTCGGCACTCAACTTCGACTACCACCTGCTGGGCTTCGACGATGCCGACATCAAGCGCTTAGCTGACGCTGTAGATTTGGCGGCCTTCGAGAACATAGCGCGGGCGGAGCCCGATCCTGGCCAGCGCGGCGATGAAGGCGCCGATGAAAAGCAAGAGGAGGAAGCCGAAGACGCCACGGCCGAATCAGGCCCCGTCTATCACGTTTTCTCCGTCAACCTGCTGTGGGACGACCGAGAGGAGATCCTGGCGGCCATCCGCGCCGCCAAGGCAAAGACTCACAGCGACTCCACTGCCGACGCCCTGCTCCACATCTGCCGCGAGTTCAACCGATGACCCAGCCCAGCTTCTCGCCATTCAAACTGAAGACTGCACTCTTGTTTGATCTCTCAGACGACAGGTGGCCCACAAAGCTGCTTGGAATCAACGGCTCCAACCTGGATCTGTCAGACGAGGGCAGCCACTACATCTACTGCCACGAAGGCTACTTAAGCTTTCAGCACTTGTCGGGAATCGTTACTCTGTTCGAGGGAATGTATGCCTGCGTGCCCCGAGCGGTGCTGCTCAGAGGAGAGCATGGGTCAGGAATCGTAATTACCAGGATCGGCTTCAATGGGATGTTCTCAATGGGAGGGCCGGTCGAGCCATGGGGTCGGCTGCGCTACATCGACGGCTGCACTGACTCGCTGCTGATCCCGCCTGTGAAGATGGGCGACCCGTGCCTCAATGCGCTGTTCTTCCCTCCTGGCACCGACCAGACAGCTCACACGCACCCGTCGATGCGGGTTGGCATGGTCATCAGGGGAGAAGGTGAGTGCGTAACGCCCGAGGGAATCATCCCCCTGTTCCCTGGGCAGGTGTTTATCATTCACCAGGACGGCCTGCACAAGTTCAGAACAGCCGAGCAGAACATGGTCGTAATTGCGTATCACCCGGACAGTGATTTCGGGCCGCAAGACGAAGATCATCCAATGATCAATCGCACGATCGTAGATGGAATAAGCGCCAGCAAGATTGACGACATCCGCACCGCTTCTCTGTAGAATGGCGTACAAACCTACAAAGATTGATCAGAATTGCTACGACGCTGCAATCAATCGCATTCGCCGCATCTACGATCTCTGCGACAAAGTTATTGTATCTTTCTCTGGCGGAAAGGACAGCACCTGCATTCTCAACCTGGCACTACAAGTAGCGCATGAGCGCCACAAGCTGCCGCTTGACGTCTACTTTGTCGATGAAGAAGCCTGCTATCCCGAGACGATTGAGTACGTCGAAAGGGTAAGAGCAAGGCCCGATGTTCGGCTGAAATGGGTGTGCTTGCCGATCGAGCATCGGAACGCTTGCTCACGTTCTCAGCCCTGGTGGATGGTCTGGGACCCGAAGGAAAAGCACCGCTGGTGCCGACCAATGCCAGAAGGGGTCATTACGATTGAGAACACGCCGAAGTTCCGAATCGGAATGAAGCTGCACGATCTTGGTCCACTGCTATATGGCCCTGAGCTTGGCACAATCGGCGATCTTACTGGCATTAGAACGCAGGAGTCAATTCGCAGGCTGCAGACAGTTCTTCTAAAGAAAGAGGACAATTACATTTCGCAGCCGGAGAAAGGTTATCGGTACAAGTGCAAGCCGATCTATGACTGGAAGACTGAAGATGTGTGGCTCGCCACTCAAAAGTTTGGTTGGGATTATAACCGGACTTATGACATTCAGGCGATGCTCGGCACTGCGCCTTCAATTCAGCGGGTAACCCCTCCCTTCGGCGAAGAGCCGTTGATGGGGCTCTGGAAATATAAGCAAGGATGGCCCGAGTTGTGGGACAAGATGCTCGCCAGAGTCGATGGCGTAAACACGGCAGGCTTGTATGCGCTTACCGATTTGTACGGCACAGCGCTCAAGTCTCCACCTGCTGGCATGACCTGGAAGAGCTGGGCAAACAGCTTAATTAAACTATATGGCGACGACCAACAAAAGGAGATCGCCAGCAACATCGCTCAAGCTATCAAACTGCATCAAAAGAAAACAACTCGTCCGATCCCAGACGTAGAATCAGATCCGCATTCCGGTCTCAGCTGGAAGTTTATCGCTCTGATGGTCGCGCGCGGCGACTTCAAGGGCCGGAAGATTCAGACGCTGCTGCAACGCGGAATGATGCAGGCGAAGAAACTAGGCATGACGCCTCAACAAATCATCGAGGCTGATCTCGATGACAACTCTCTCGTTTGATCCTCAGCCATGACAAAAAACAAGCAGCCAATCAATTCCGTCCAGTGGCTATCTCGTGATCTGCTACGGCCAAACCATTACAACCCCAACCATGTTGCAAAGCCGGAGCTGGATCTACTGATTACTTCAATCCTTGAAGATGGCTGGACCCAGCCGATTGTCACTTTGCCGCAGGGCGACGACGGCCTTTACCAGATTGTCGATGGCTTCCATCGCTGGACGGTAAGTGCAGACCCTCGCCTGCAAAAGCTCACCGCCGGCCTGGTGCCGACCGTGCAAGTTGCTCTTGATCCTGTTCATCGGATGATGTCGACCATTCGTCACAACCGAGCGCGTGGTAGTCATGCCGTGTTGAAAATGGCCGACATCGTGCGCCAGATGGTCGACGAGGGCATCCCCGAAAGCGAGATGCAAAAGCGGCTCGGGATGGAAAACGAAGAGATCATCCGGCTCAACAATCGCGCCGGAATGCCGGATCAAGTAGGCATAAAGACTCCAGACTTCAACCGTGCATGGGTACCTGGTAGCGGGATCTGAGCCATGAGCACACTCTGCCTTACCTGGTCTGGGTTTGAGGCAGCGGTAGACCTAATTGCTGCTCAGTGCTGTAGACGTGCTCGGCCGGGTGTTCACCCGGCCAGCCCTGAAGGCTACGCACTGGCACATGCTCTAGCCCCCATACTTGGGCTACAAGTGCTAGAGCTGGCAACGCCTTACATGCTGTTGATTGACGCGATCGACAGCGATGATCTTCGATACAAGGCCTCAGCCTTCCCCTGCTCAGAAGCTTGGGTTTGGGTAGACACCAGTGCCTCCTCTCGCTGGCTTAGTGTGATGAAGGCGCCTGGAGTGCAGCAAATAGCCTTTCCTTGGCAACGCTTCGCAAGACGTGAGTTTGTTCCCGAATTCGATGATTAAGGTTGCGTCGGTAACGTTCTGGTGTAGGTGGGGGAAGGATGGCCACGTAGAGGCCGGGCCAATGCGTCTGCGGCTGGGAGCGATCGGACCGGAAACGACAGTCGATCAGATGCTGGAAGGCCGCGGCCACACGGTGATGCTTCCGGCGCAGCTGCTGGATTTGCTGCACGACATGCGGCCAGCGCCGGCTGAGGTAGAGCTGGCGGGATCCAAAGTGCCGATTAAGCTGATCGCCGGCCTGCTCAGCCGCGGCTATGCCGTGAGGCTCTACCGCCCCTGATGGCGTGGATAAGCGCTGCTGACTTTGCCGGCCAGCTTGGGGTAAGCCCTCAAGCAGTTCGTAAGGCGATTGCCGAAGGTCGGCTCAAGGATGCGGTGCGAAAGCAGGGCCGCGCCTGGCTGATCGACGACGAGTCGGCGATGGCGGAGTGGGACCGAAACACGTCCCCAGCGTTTCAGCGCGGCCGCATGCGCGCCCGCCAGCTGGAGCAGCAGCAACATCCAGCCCCAGGCTCAGACCTGCCCGCCAGCAGCGGCGGAGCGCCCCATCACAAGGGTCCATCGCACATGCAGGCGATGGCACTGCGCACCGCTTACCAGGCCAAGCTGCTGGAACTGGACCTTAAGCAGCGGCAGGGCGAGCTGGTGCCAAAGGCAGATGTGGAGCGGGTCTGGTTCGAGGAGGGTCGAAGAGTACGGGATGCGGTGCGACGCACCCCTCAGCAGATGATCGGCGACATCGCGCGAGCTGCTGGCGGCCTGACGCAAGAGCAGCGCGCAGAGGTGCTGCTGATCCTGGAGCGGCACCTGGTAAAGACGCTGGAGGGCTTGGCTGGTGCTGATTGAAGAGTGCCGCGCTGCGTTCCGACGCGGGATGGAGCCCGATCCATTGCTGACGGTCAGCCAGTGGGCAGATCAGCGGCGAATACTGAGCTCGAAGGCGAGCAGCGAGCACGGGCCGTGGCGGACGAGCCGGACGCCCTACCTGCGCAAGCCGATGGATGACCTGAGCGCGACGAGCGCGGTGCAGGAGGTAGTGATGGTGTTCGGGGCTCAGACAGGCAAGAGCGAAAGCCTGAACAACTGGATGGGTTACACGATGGACATCGCGCCGGGTCCGGCATTGTTCGTGCAGCCAACGATCGACCTGGCGAAGCGCTACAGCAAGATGCGCATCGCGCCGATGATCGAGGCAAGCCCGAGCCTGCAGGAGAAGGTGGCTTCGCCGCGCGAGCGAGACAGCGGCAACACGATGCTGATGAAGGAGTTCACCGGCGGCTTCCTGATCCTGGGCGGGGCCAATGCGGCAAGCGGTCTGGCATCAATGCCGATCCGGTATCTGGGCGGAGATGAAATCGACCGCTGGCCGAGTGATGTGGATGAGGAAGGCAGCCCGCTGGCGATCGTGACAGCTCGGACGCGAACGTTTGGCGTGCGAAAGAAGATGGCGTGGACGTCAACGCCAACCGTGGCGGGCCGCAGCGCAATCTGGGCGAAGTGGGAAGAAAGCAACAAGCAACATCTCAAGTTGCCCTGCCCTCATTGCGGCCATCGCCAAGTGCTCGAATGGGATCAAATTCGCTATGACCCAAAGGACCCGGGCCTGCCGAACACCCTGCATCAACCGCCGGTGCTGATCTGCAAGGAATGCGGCGAGGGGATCGAGGAGGACACGAAAGCCTGGTGGTACGACCCGGACGTCTGGAGCGACGACTGGTGGGAGGCTGAGCACCCTGAGCGGCTGGTGCAGGGCTACCACCTGTCGGGGCTCTACAGCCCGCTGGGGTGGTTCAGCTGGACCGAGGCAGCGGTTGGGTATGAGAAGGCGAAGGACAACCCAGCCGACCTGAAGCCCTGGACCAACACGGTGCTGGCGGAGTGCTGGAACGACGACGGCGAGGCGCCGGACTGGGAGGCGCTCTACAACCGCCGCGAGGCCTATGAGCTGGGCACGGTGCCTGAAGAGGTGGTGTTCATCACCTGCGGGGTGGACGTGCAGAAGGACCGCCTGGAACTGGAGGTGGTGGGCTGGGCGCCGGGGATGGAGAGCTGGAGCCTGGATTATCAGGTGCTGGCGGGGGACACGGCCGAGCCAGCGGTGTGGCGCGAGCTGTCGAAGTTCATCCGGTCGGAGTTTGGGCGGGGCGATGGGCAGCGGCTGCCGATCCGGATGACGGCAATCGACTCAGGCTTCAGGACTGAGGAGGTGAAGCGGTGGGTGCGGAAGCAGGCCGGCAACCGGGTGATTGCGGTGAAGGGCGTCGAGACCCAGGTGAGTGTGATCGGTACGCCGAGCCGGGTGGAAGTGCTGCGCAACGGCAAGGCGCTGCGTGGCGGGGTGAAGATCTGGCCAGTGGGCACGAGCACCGCCAAGAGCGAGCTCTACGGCTGGCTGCGGCGCCGGCTGCCGGAGGATGACGGGGAGCTGCTGCCGCATGGCTGGTGCCACTTCCCGATGCACGGCGAGGAGTATTTCCGGCAGCTGTGCGCCGAGCGGCTGACGAACACGATCGACCGGCGGGGGTACACGAAGTTCGAGTGGATCAAGACCAGGCCACGCAACGAGGCCCTCGACTGCAGGGTCTATGCCAGGGCGGCTGCAGCGCTGGTTGGTGCAGACCGCTGGAGCGACGAGCGGTGGGCAGAGGAAGGGGCAACGAGCGGCGTGGTGGAGCATGAGCCAACGGCAGCGCCAGTGCAGCCGGCGGCTGAAGCGCCGAGTCAAGCGCCGGCGAGATCCTCGTTCTGGGACTGAGTAGCATGGCGGGGGAGATGTGGCGCCGATGAGCACGTTCACGCAGGCCCATCTGACGGCCATCGAGGAAGCGATCGCCGGGGGTTACCTGGAGGTGCGCTACGACGACAAGGTGGTGCGATACCAGTCGATGGGTGACCTGCTGAGGGCCCGCAACCTGATCGCCTCGAAGCTGGCCCCGGCCGCTGGTGCGATGAGCCTGAGCTACGTGAGCACCGCCAGGGACTACGAATGAACGTCCTCGACCAGCTGATCTCGGTTGTTGCCCCCCGGGCAGCGGTGCGCCGGCAGGCGGCGAGGCTGCAGCTCGACCAGCTGCGGCGGTACGACGCTGACGGCCGCGGCCGGCGAGTGGACAACTGGCTGACGCAGAACACGAGTGCGGATGCGGCGAACGGCCGTGGGTTCACTACGAAGCGTGACCGGGCCCGCGACCTGGTGCGCAACAACCCCTACGCGCAGCGGATCATCACGCTCTGGGAGGCGGCGCTGATCGGCCAGGGGTGGAGCTTCAAGGCGAAGGCCGGCCGGCGGAATGGCGGAGCCCGTGGGCAGCGTGCGACGGATGAGTTCAGAGCGTGGGGGATGGACCCCGTGCAGTGCGACTTCGAGGGGCTGGCCAGCTTCGACGGGCTGATGGCCAAGGCGGTTCGCTGCTGGAAGGAATCGGGCGAGGTGCTGATCCGCATGCACGTCCCCTCCTCGAGGAAGATGACCCGGCTGGGACTGCGGATCCCGCTACAGCTGCAGGTGCTGGAGCCGGATTGGATTGCCGAGACCCAGGACGGCCTGAACAACGCGGGCACGCCAGACGGCGGCTGGACCCATCGGGGGATCGAGTACGACGCGGCCGGCACCCGGATCAATTACTGGCTCTACAACCACCACCCGGGCGAGGCGACGATCCGCGTGATCTCGCCGCAGGCGAACCGTGTGCCGGCGGATCAGATCATCCATCTGTTCTCGGCCGACCGCCCGCAGCAGACCCGGGGCGTGACGTGCCTGGCGCCGGTGGTAATCACCCTGCGCGACCTGGACGACTACATGGACGCCCAGCTGCTGAAGCAGAAGGTGAGCGCCTGCATGATGGGCGTGATCGTGGACGTGGATGGGGCCAGCGACCAGAAGGCGAACATCACCGATCGCATCGAGCCAGGCGCGATGGCCCGGCTGGGCCCTGGTCAGGACATCCGGTTCTCGAGTCCGCCGAGCGTGGGCGAGATCGACCAGATCATGCGCACCTATCTGCTGCGGACAGCGATGGGCGTCAACGTGCCCTACGAGCTGCTGACGGGCGACTTCCAGGGGACCAACTTCAGCGCCGGGCGGCTGGGGTGGCAGAGCTTCAACAAGCAGACGGTGTGCGAGCAGTGGCAGGTGCTGGCGCCGACCGTCTTCAACCGGGTGTGGGGATGGTGGGCGCGGCAGGCGAGCATCGCTGGTGTGGCGACTGATGGGCTGACGGCTGACTGGACGCCACCGCCACCGCAGGCCTACGACCCGGCCGCCGACACGAAGGCGATCATCCAGAAGATGCGCGCGGGCCTGTTACCGCCGCAGGAAGCGATCCGCATGGAGGGCCTGGAGCCTGAGGATGTGATCGCGCTGTACGTGGAATGGAACCGCCTGCTCGATGCCGGCAAGGTGGTGCTGGACACCGACCCGAGGAAGGTGAGCGCTGCAGGCCTGACGCAGGTGCGGCCGATGGGTT